GTATCGTCCCGACATTGACATAGCTTTCATTGAAGGGCAGAAGATACCTACACCTCACAGTCTTGAAGCTTGGGGTATTCGCTTAGGTAGCCACAAGATTGGCTTCACAGATTTTGATGGTGGCTATACTGACGAGATGGCTACCTATTGTGAGCAAGACGTTGTGCTGCTAGAGCAGCTTCACCAACACCTGCAACAAGAGATGACAAAGGAAGGCTTCAAAGAACCTTCCATTATGTTAGAGCATAAGGTAGCCATCATCTGTAAGGGTATGGAAGACAATGGCTTTATGTTGGACATGCCAAAGGCTATGACACTCCAAGCACAATTGAGTGGACGCATGGCTGATATTGAAGCAGACATGCAGAAGGTGTTCCCGCCCACTATAGAAACACTTAAGACACCACAGTGGTGGGAAGTAGTGGATGATCAGTGGAATGAGTATAGAGCAGAGACTAAGGCGGCGTTAAAAGAAAAGCTTAGGCAAGTAGGGAAGAAAGCATCCCTTGCTGACGAGGCTGTTGCTGGTCCTATGAAGATTCGGGAACATCCGTTTAACCCCGGTAGCCGTCAACAAATTGCTGAACGCTTGATGGGTCTTGGTATCAAGTTTACTAAGCACACCGACAAAGGCGCTGTGATTGTGGACGAGTCTGTGCTGGAAGGTATTGACTTACCAGAAGCGAAGTTGGTGTCTGAGTATCTGATGATTCAGAAACGTGTCGCACAGATAGGGAGCTGGCTTGAGATTGTGAAAGACGATGGTAGGGTACATGGCAGGGTCACTACCAATGGCGCTGTGACAGGCCGCTGTACCCACAGCAGCCCTAACATGGCACAGGTTCCAGCAGTAGGTAGTCCCTTTGGCGCTGAGTGCCGTGAGATGTGGCGTGTTCCAGCAGGGAAGAAGCAGGTAGGTGTAGACTTATCAGGTATTGAGCTTCGCTGTCTCGGTCACTACCTCAACGACCAAGGTTGGATTGATGAGTTGTTGAAGGGCGACATCCACTGGTTCAATGCTCAGTCGTTTGGACTGGTTGAGAAAGGCACAGTTAAGGACGACCACAATCCTGAACATAAGAAAGCCCGTAACACAACAAAGACACTAACCTATGGTGTGTTGTACGGTGCAGGTGCGGCAAAGGCAGGGTCAATTGTTGGTGGTAACAGTAGCAAGGGTAAGAAGCTGATTGATAGCTTCATCAACAACACGCCCGGTCTTGCTACATTGAAGAAGAAGATAGCGAAGTTTGCTGGTAAGGGACACCTACCGGGACTGGACGGTCGTAGGGTATGGGTGCGTAGTGAACACGCTGCGTTGAACACCTTGTTACAAAGCGCTGGAGCCATCATTGCTAAGCAGTGGCTTGTGGAAGCTACACAACTGTTGCAAGAAAACAACATTGATGCAAAGCTATTGGCTTTTGTCCATGATGAGACACAATGGGAAGTAGCAGAGCACCAAGCAGACTTAGCTGCTAGGCTTATTGAACAAGCTGCTAAGAGGGCTGGTGAGGCTTTAAGCTTCCGCTGTCCTGTTGATGCTGAAGGTAAGGTAGGAGACAATTGGAAAGATTGCCACTAAGAAAAGCTGGTGATACAATGACGACATGCAGGAAGCTGACCCCTGTTAAATTGGTCAGCAACATACCAAAGGAAACTCAAATGAGTGATAAAGTGAAACTGAAGTGCGACATTTATTGGGCACAACTCAATCGTAAGAATGAAATGTCTGATGCATATCAGGTAAATCTGTGTAACTTGTCTGACAAAGCAGTCGCTGCATTGGAAGACATGGGCATCTCTATTCAGGAGAACGCCGAGAAGAAGCCAGAAATGGGCAAGTACATCACCTGCAAATCTCAGAAGCCCATCAAGGCTTTCGATGCTGACGGTGTTGACATTGTCGAAGACATTGGCAATGGTAGCAAGGCCGTGTGTATGATTAGTGCATATAGCTGGACTTACAAGAACAAGAAGGGTGTCAGTCCTTCATTGTCTAAGCTGGTCGTCACCGACTTGGTTGAGTTTGTTGGTGCCAACAACATCTCTGCTGACGACGAAGACGTGTTGTAATGAGGGCGCTTCTGGACTCGGACATTTACGGGTACAGGGCATCAGCAGCATGTGAGGATGAAGATGTTGAACAAGCTTGTCGATCCGTTGACAGCCTCATCATCACCACCCTCATGTGCGGTGTAGACAAATGTGGCTATGTAGATCAGTGGCAACTCTACCTCACAGGTAAGAACAACTTCCGATACAACATAGCTGTGACAGCGCCTTACAAAGGCAACAGAGTGGACAAAGTTAAGCCTAAGCATTTAGCTGCGGTGAGACAACACTTGGTTGATCATTGGGGCGCTGTTGTCTATGATGGTATCGAAGCAGACGATGCTATTGCCACAGATGCAACAACTCTTGGTGACGAGGGTGTCATTGTTTCCTTGGACAAAGACTTAGATCAGGTGGCAGGATGGCATTACAACTTCATTAAGAAGACTGCCTACTACATTACACCTGAAGAAGCTGTACATAAACTGTACATGCAAATCTTGACAGGGGACAATGCAGACAACATCATTGGCTTGAAAGGTATTGGACCAGTGAAAGCTGAGAAGATATTGGAAGGTGCTGTTGATGAATGTGAAATGTATCAACGATGTGTTGACGCCTATGACGGTGTTGAAGAACGTGTCATAGAGAATGCACATCTTCTTTTTCTACGTAGACATGAAGGTCAAATATGGAAGCCACCAACCGTAACAAATTGAAACCAAACGATGTAGCTCTTGTGCTGCGTCCTTACCACAAAGAGGGTGAAGCTTGGGATGGTAATTTCCAAGTGATGATTAGTGGTGTTGGTCCTGTCACTATGAGTGAAGAAGACTTTGCTAGTCTTGTTCACATTGCTATGGTGATTGCAACATCTGTTCAACTCATTGATGAAGACCCTGCTCTTGCTGATCGGTTCCTTGCCAAAGTGAAGGAGCGATACAACCAGTCTGCCATTGAAGAACTTGATGATGTCAAGGATGCAGAGTTTGTATTGTCTAAGTATACGAAGACGATTGGGGGTGTGCAATGAAAGAAGGATGTACCACTTGCTTCTATGAACGCTGCTCAGCCGATAATGAGCCTTGCAATAGTTGCTGTGCAAACGCGGTGACTGGTAAAGGCACTTTTACCAATTGGGTAGCTTTTGATGTATTCAAGAACATTGACAACCACGGTGAAGCTATGGTGAAGCGAGTCATTCCACCACCACAGTATGACCCGAAGGATGTAGCGTTCAATGCATTGGATGTACAAGTTGCTGGTAGTCATTACAAGAAGCATGGTATCCAACCTGTTGAGTACATCCACACCAACAAGATTGGATACTTTGAAGGTAACGTCATCAAGTATGTCACTCGTTGGCGTGATAAGGGCGGTATCGCTGACCTTGAGAAAGCAAAGCACTACATCGATCTACTGATTGAACTTGAAGGAAAGAACAATGGCTAAGATTACACTGACCTTTGTTGCCGAAGTAGACAACTCAGAGCTTGACAGCATCTACACACACGAAGACTTGCTTGTTGAAGACTTGAAAGAACATGTGACGTATGCGCTGTCTCGATTAAATATTGAAGACGTTTGTTTCAGGAATGTAGACGTGGAAGGACTCACATGAAGTTGACAATTAGTACGGCAGAGAATGGCTTTGTTGTTGGTGTTGAAGAACCTGAAGACAGTCATTACTACTTCGTTGCTCTCGATGTTGCTGATGTATGTGGCATTATCGAGAACATCTTGGTTGACACCAAAGACCAACTCGACATGACCAACCTAGCGTTTGAATCGGTGCCCAGTGACCGTTAAAGAACGTAATGGTGGTGAATGGACAGAGGCACGATTCAGAAGTTTCGTGACCTCTGCCTTACGTGCTGCGTCAAGGCGTTGGCCTCCCAAGTACAAAGCTTTGAAGGAAGCTTTCGTAGGTAGGAAGGTGAATGCTAAGACGGGTAAGCAGGCAATGCATTACGAATGCGCTGAATGCTCTAAACATTTCGTAGCTACAGACGTTCAAGTTGACCACATCAAGCCTGTGGTAGACCCTAAGAAGGGCTTCACTACATGGGACAACTTCATTGAGCGTATGTTCTGTGAGATAAAGAATCTTCAGGTGCTATGTAAGCCATGCCATAAAATCAAAACTGATCAAGAGAAACTTGAAAGGAAGAAGAAATGAGCTTCATTAAATATCAACATCTTGAACGCTACGGCAACACCGAAGTGGAAGGCATTGAGGTTGGGACATGTTATGTGTTCCCTAAGCTGGATGGTACTAACGGTAGTGTCTGGTTTGATGGATCAAAACCTATGGGTGAGAAGTTTTGTTGTGGTAGTCGCAACCGTGAACTGTCACCTGACAACGACAACGCTGGTTTCATGAAGGCTATGATGGACGACAGCGCTGTTGTGCCTTACATCTATGACAATCCCGATCATGTCCTCTATGGTGAATGGCTTGTGCCGCATACACTGAAGACCTACAACGATGATGCATGGCGCAAGTTCTATGTGTTCGATGTGTATGATCGTAAGAAGGAACGGCTGCTGAGCTATGACGAATACTTTGAAGGCTTGGTTGCTGCTGGCATCAACGTCATTGCCCCCATTGCCATCATCAAGAACGGTAGCATCGACCACTTCACTGAGTGTCTGAGTAAGGCACACTACTTGGTGAAGGACGGTGAAGGTAGTGGTGAAGGAATCGTGGTGAAAAACTACGACTACAAGAATAAGTATGGTCGTCAGACTTGGGCTAAGATTGTCACCAACGAATTCAAAGCCAAGCATCACATTGCAATGGGTGCGCCTGTTGTTGGTTGCGAAATCGTTGAAGAGAAGATTGCGGCTAAGTATGTGACGCAAGCTTTGGTTGACAAGGTGGAAGCAAAGATTGTCAACGAGATGGGTGGATGGTCATCGAAGTATATCCCTCGACTCATTCACACTGTATACTATGACTTGGTCACTGAAGAGACTTGGAACTTTGTCAAAGAGTTTAAGAATCCGAAGATTGACTTTAAGGTGTTGTCGCATTACGTGACAGCGAAGATTAAAGAACTGAAGAAGGAGTTGTTCTAATGAAAATTGAACTTGAAAACTACAGAGAAAACGAAGACGGTTCTGCCGACTTCAATGTCTACATGGACGAAGCAGCTAAAGAGTTTCTGTTACGCTATGCTCTCATTGCCTGCATCACCGATGCCATCGAAGCTGGCAAAGCAGCTACACCAACACCACAGGAAACAGAATGAATATCGATACCTACCAAACAGAAGCAATGAAGCTTCGCCTACCTACAGCAGATCGAATGTATGCCCTGCTCAATCTAGCCGCTGAAGCTGGTGAAGTGTTGGGGAAGGCTGCTAAGCTGCGCCGAGATGGTGGCGATGTTGAACAATACAACACAGCCATCAAGAAAGAACTTGGTGATGTAATGTGGCAGGCTGCTGCGGTTGCTGAAGACCACGGTTTTACATTATCCGAAGTTTGTATACACAATCTGCAAAAACTGTGGGGTCGAAAAGACAATGGTACTTTGCAGGGCAGCGGCGATCTTCGCTGAGTGATATAACTCCACCCCCACCCACACCCAAGGAGCTTCGGCTCCTTTCTTTTCCACTAAACCAAGGCAGTATAATGAAATACAAAGTTGACATTGACCTATCACGAGACAATCTTTTCGATGAATTAGGTAAGCAACGACTCAAAGAAAGCTACATGAAAGATGACGAAGTATCTCCGCAAGAAAGATTCGCATTCGTATCAGCATCGTTTGCAAGCAATCAAGAACACGCTCAAAGACTTTATGACTACTCTAGTAGACATTGGCTCAGCTACTCTACTCCTGTCCTATCTTTTGGTCGTTCTAAGCGCGGGTTGCCTATTAGCTGTTTTCTTAATTATATGGATGATAGTGCAGAAGGTTTGGTCGATAATCTTTCAGAGACAAACTGGCTATCGATGATGGGTGGTGGTGTTGGTATTCATGTTGGTATTCGCAACAGCGATGACAAGTCAACTGGTGTTATGCCTCACTTGAAAATCTATGACGCTAGTTCATTGGCTTACCGTCAAGGACGTACACGCCGTGGTAGCTATGCTGCCTACCTCGACATTCACCATCCCGACATCATTCAGTTCTTGGAGATGCGTAAACCCACTGGTGATCAGAACGTGCGTACACTGAACATGCACCACGGCATCAACATCACCGATGAATTCATGAACATCATTGAACGATGCATGAAAGATGACAATGCAGATGACAGCTTCAACCTGATCAACCCCTCCAATGGTGATGTTGTTGAAACAATATCTGCTAAGTATTTGTGGCAGAAGATTCTTGAATTGCGTATGCAGACTGGTGAACCCTATCTCATCTACATCGACACAGCCAACAAAGCTTTACCGTCTTGGTTGAAAGACAAAGGCTTGACGATTAACGGTAGCAATCTCTGCACTGAAATCTTCTTGCCAACGAATGAGAAACGTACAGCCGTATGTTGCTTGTCTTCACTGAACTTGGAATACTATGACGAATGGAAAAACAACAAGCAGTTTATCCTTGATGTTATGGAGATGCTTGATAATGTACTTCAATACTTTATTGACAATGCTCCAGACTCTATCGCCCGTGCTCGTTCTAGTGCGATGATGGAGCGAAGTATCGGTATTGGTACACTAGGCTTCCATGCTTTCTTGCAGAAGAAAGGTGTTGCCATTGACGGTGTGATTGCTAAAAGTTACAACAATGAAATCTTCAAACACATCCACAACCAATGCACGATTGGTGACGCTATCTTGGTTACATCACGTGGCGAATGCCCTGATGCACATCTCAGTGGCATTCGTCGTCGCTTTAGTCATTGGACTGCTATTGCTCCCAATGCCAGCAGCAGTTTGATTATGGGCAACACGTCCCCATCAATCGAGCCTTATCGCGCTAATGTATTCCGTCAGGATACATTGTCTGGTGCGTTCGTGTACAAGAATCGTTTTCTCAAAGCAGAACTTGAGAAGCTTGGTATGGACGATGACGATACATGGGCATCCATCATCAGCAACGATGGTTCTATTCAGCATCTGGACGTGCCTGAGAAGTTGAAGGAAGTGTACAAGACAGCAATGGAGATTGATCAGCGCTGGTTGATTGAGCTTGCAGCAGATCGTCAAAGGTACATTGATCAGGGACAGTCGGTGAACCTGTTCTTCCCTGCTAACGTGTCTGTGAAGTATCTGCATAGCGTTCACTTTTTAGCGTGGAAGAGTGGACTCAAGAGCCTGTACTATCTGCGTAGCGAGAAGGTGCGTAAAGCTGACAAGGTTGGTGCTCAGATAAAGCGTCAACGCATTGAAGACGAAATTGATTTGAAACAAATTGCAGATGGTGACACCTGCTTAGCTTGCGAAGGATGACTATGACACGACAATACAAAATGAATACGGAAACTACAGCGTTCCGTCCCTTCACCTACCCTTGGGCTTATGATGCTTGGTTGCAACATGAGCAGAGTCATTGGCTGCACAGCGAAGTGCCTATGTCTGAGGACGTTAAAGACTACAAGAAGCTGAACAAGGACGAGCAAGAGTTTCTGACGAAGATTCTTCGCTTCTTTGTACAGGGCGACTTGGATATTGGTGGCGGCTACCACGACCACTACTTACCTGCTTTTCGTAATCATGAAATTAGGATGATGTTGAGTGGCTTTGCTGCCCGTGAAGCTTTGCACGTTGCTGCCTATGCTCACTTGATTGAGACACTTGGTCTGCCTGAATCAACCTACAACGAGTTCTTGCAGTACAAAGAGATGTTGGATAAGCACGAATATGTTCAACGTATTGATGGTGCTCCGATGGCTGAGAAGATCGCCACCATCTCCGCATTCGGTGAAGGTATGCAACTGTTCTCTAGCTTTGTCATGCTGCTAAACTTCGCACGTAACGGCAAGCTGAAAGGGTTGGGTCAGATTATTAGCTGGTCCATCACCGACGAGACTATGCATGCTGAAGGAATGATAAAGGTATACAGAGAATATGTTAAACATCACCAAGACGAAACGACACCTGAACAGATTAAGAAGATTGCTCAAGAGATGGTGGATATTGAAGACAAGTTCATTGATCTTGCTTTTGGTATGTTGGAAGTTGAGAAACTTACCAAAGAAGAAGTGAAGCAATACATTCGCTACATTGCTGATCGTCGCCTCATCTCGATGGGCATGAAAGGAATCTACAAGATTAAGAAGAATCCTTTGCCTTGGGTTGATGGCATGCTTGGTACATCACACACCAACTTCTTTGAACAGAAGGTGACAGACTACAGCAAGGGTGCTCAGACTGGTACATGGGACGATGTATGGGGTAGGGCAGCATGAGAAACTTTACCGTCAGCTACAGCAGCCAATGTAATGTCTTCAAAGGTGTGTTGCATGTCAAAGCAAACACCATCTCTGAAGCACAAGACAAGTTCTTTGAATGGCTACGTGAGCAACAAACATATCCACATCTATGGCAACTCACGTTTGAGTTTGTAGAGATTGGAACTAGCCTATAATGTCCCCTAACAAGCCCCATGTCGGGGCTTGTTCACAACCAAAGGAAGTATTGATGGTTACTAAGAAACGAGTAGCGCCACACGTCATCCCTGACGCACCAGCACCAGCTACGAAGAACAATAGCTTGCGTATTCGTCTTGACGATATGGCAACTATCCAACCTAAGACAGCAAAGCAGAAGGAATTCTTCGATGCCTATAACGCTGGTGACTACTTCATGTGTCTGCATGGTGTAGCTGGTACAGGCAAAACCTACATTGCCCTGTACAAAGCGCTTGAAGAAGTGATGGACAAGAGTAGCCCTTATAAGAAGGTTGTTATTGTGCGTAGCTCTGTGCAAAGCCGTGACATGGGTTTCTTACCCGGTGATGCTAACGAGAAGATGGAGACATTCATTCAGCCCTATCGTCAAATCTGCGCTGACCTGTTCAACCGCAAGGATGCATGGGACCGTCTGTCTGAGCAGGGCTACATCGAATTCATTTCGACTAGCTTTATTCGTGGCACCACCTTCACCAACTCCATCTTGTTGGCTGATGAGATTCAGAACATGGGGTTTGAAGAACTCGACACCATCGTTACCCGTGTCGGTCACACATCAAAGATCATCTATTGTGGTGACATCAGGCAGACTGACTTGAAAAAGAAGGATGACAAAACAGGCTTGCCGAAGTTCTTGGACATTGTGCAGGACATGCGAGAGTTCAGTAGGTTTGAATTTGGCATGGACGACATTGTCCGAAGCAGCTTGGTGAAGAACTACATCATTGCTAAAACACTTTATGAGGATCGTCAATAATGTTCATCGTAAACCTGCGACAAGGCATCGGCTTTGATATTGAATACAACGAGGACATCTGTCACATCGTTGACACTGGTGAAGAGCATGACACGTTGCATGCTTACAGTGGCATCATCTTGTTACTGCCCTTCCTCAAAATCTATCTCGGTCAGTTCGATCAAATCGGTGAACTAATACCGAGCAAGAAAGATGATTGAAGTTGTCATCACAGGCGACATGCTCGTCACTGCCCGAGACAAGGCGGCAGAGATGGGTAGGCTACGTAACAGCATCATCAGTGGGGCAGGCAACTTAGCTGGCTTCATTGGTGAAGCTGTTGCTAAGCAGGTCATGGGAGGTGTACTCGCTAACACCTACGACTATGACCTCATCTTGTGTAATGGTAAGACAGTGGATGTGAAGACTAAGCAGACTTCTGTTAAGCCGTTAGAAACCTACGAGTGTTCTATTGCTGCTTTGAATACTAAGCAAGAATGTGACTACTATGCTTTCGTTCGTGTGAAGAATGACTTCAGTGTTGGTTGGTTCTTGGGTGTGTATGAAAAACAACAGTATATGCTTGATTCAAAGTATATGACTAAGGGTACAATCGATAGTGACAATGGCTATGTAGTTAAGAGCGATTGTTACAACCTTCCTATCCATCAACTAAAGGAGCATGCTTATGCCACCCGTTAATAAAGCAACCATCATCTTCACCGACAACAACGATGGGGGTCTTGAGATGCAGATTTTGTTTGACCCTGAACCAGTCAACAAAGAATCCAACGCACACATCGCTGCTGTGTTGGCCTACCAGTACATCACAAAGAAAGTTGACGAAGATGAATCAGCCTGAACAACCTATCAAGCGCACCTCTGTTACAACAACAGACATGCAGCAGAAGACTAAGAAGGTGGAGTACTTTGTTGTGCCTGACACGACAACAACACTCTGCTTCATGCATCTGCACTGTGGCTTTCTTATCATTGGTAAGAGCGCCTGTGTAGACCCTGCTAAGTTCAACACAGCCCTTGGTGAGAAGTATTCCTATGAAGATGCCATCAACAAGATGTGGGAGCTAGAGGGTTATCTTTTGTCCAACGAAATTTATGGAGATGGCTATGCAGTTTAAACGTCCTCAACATTTGCTCAGCATTCAATTCGGTAAAGGCTATTACGCTTTCAGTCGTGGATGGTTGAGTAACAGCTATGATCTTGACAGCTTGGCTGGTAAAGAATGGCAACGTGGTTTTGATGCTGCCTACTTCGACAACCTTGGTAAACTGAAATGACAACATTCAATCGACTTCATAACATGAAAAATCCCAATCAAGGGACAGCAAAGAAAGTGTTGTGCGTATGCTCAGCAGGCTTGTTGCGTAGCCCTACATTGGCTTGGATTCTTTCTAACGAACCCTTCAACTACAACACCAGAGCAGTTGGTACATCCAGCGAATATGCATTGATTGCACTCGATGAAGTTCAACTTCAGTGGGCCGATGCTGTGGTGTTTGTTGATGACGGCAATTACATCTCAGCTTGCTATGATCACAAAGAACTGATCGACAACATGGAACACTATGTGTTGGAGATTCCTGACATATATAAGTTCCGTCATCCTAAGCTTGTAGAGGCTGCAACACAGCAGTTGAAAGAAGCGTTCAAGGTGTAACTCGGTCTGCCAACAAAAAGGGGAAGCTTCATCGGCTTCCCCTTTACTATTTGTCGGTACTTATTGACATTTACCGACGACCTGTAAGCATCTTATCCATCTGTGACACTAGACCACCTTTGGCTTTCTCAACAACACCAACGTCTTTGAAGTCTCCTTCGATGATGGCAAACTTGTCAGCATTGGTTGTCGGCTTACGCTTGAACATACGGACAAATGCATCTTCCTGTGCAGCCTTGTCTGGTGCTTTCTCATACAAAGCATTCAGTGCAGACTGACCATACTTTTGCAAGAACAACTCTTGAGCATCCTTCTTATAAGACGACAGCACTGTATTCATTGCATCTTTGATGGCAACCTGTTGCTCGTTAGCTGATTTAGCTTTGTAGTCTGGGCTGCTAATTAGTTCTGTAACTACACCTCTGAACTCTGGCGCTGCCAACTGCACTCTGATGTTATCCAAGTCTCTACTGCCTGTTGTCTTCACAACAGAGTAGGGTTGAATGTTCAGTCGTGTCAGTTCTTTTTCAATAGCAGACGTAGGTGGTGTAGGTCTTGCACCAGTAAACTGTCTCTGCACTGCTGGTGTTTGTTGTTCTGTAGACTGGAATAAACTAGGACGGCTCTGAAGAATGTCACGAGCACCGGGGATTGGTGCAGCAACGGTAGCTACAGCAGCCTCAATACCGGGTGACACTTCACCAGAAATAGCAGTGGAGGCTTTAGGGTCCACCACTCGCATGTCATCTCGTAGGAAGTTGATAGCATCGTACAAAGGGTTGAGTACGTTATCAAATCTGCTGATGAAATCACCAACAATCTGACCACCCTTCTTCTCCATACTCTCTGTAATACCACCCTCAACTGTCTCAGCAATAGTGTTCAACACAGACTTCTGTGTACCGGCAGAACGACCTAGACCTGTAATGATTTCAGTAAACTTAATACCGTCAAAATTACGTACTCGGCCAAGCTGAAGCAACTCATATTGATTAGTTAACTGTTGCTTCTTAGGATCGTTAACATCCAATGCGTCAGCCTGTTCTTTAATCTTCGTTGCTTCTGTTGCGCGTTCTTCAGGCGACATCTTTGTTGTATACCAAAGCTCTTTACCAATGTCTTTCATTACGAGTGTAGCTTCGGCCAATGCCATCACGTTGACGTATGGAAACAAGGCGCTGCCATCTTTTACATTGCCATCATTGTCTTTATACTGATTGAATTGAATGTCAGAGTTTTCTTCTCTGTAGGCCATAGCTCCAAGAATGGCAGCACTACCTACAGCACTGTCCAACACCTTGCGTTTACCATCATAGGACATGCCAGCAGCCTCTAATGTCTTACCTTCACCACGAAGCTTTGCTGCCTGTTGCAGTTCTTGATAGCCACCAATACCACTCATAGGTGTCAGTCGATATGTGTAGCGTACGGCATTCAGTTGAAATCGAAGGAATGGAGCAACAATGTCTTTCACAATACCAGAACCTGCATTCCTATTGAATGTGTCTAATGCTTTGAATGCCAAGTCTTCAGCAATACCTTCAACACTTTTCTCACCAGTCTGCTTAAACGAATAAGAAAACGTCAGCTTCATTGTGTCTTCAGCAGCAGCTTTAAGTAGCGATGTAGGCACAGGTTTGTCGTTAGCCATGAAGTCTTCAAAGTCAAGACCAACATCTTTCATTCGGTTCTTGATACTTTGCAGAAACACAGGACCACGAACAACACCGTCAACTGCACGGTTGAAGATGTTCAGTGCGCGAACTGTATCATTGACTGCGCCACCACCCTGTGTCTCAACTTCAGCGCCAACGTTGTTAATCAAGTTGTTGAGTCTAGGGTTGTTCTTCAACGCCATCTCAGACAACTCTTTGGTGTAGCCTGCATCCATTAAACGAGACAACACATATCCACCATCAGCAAAGATGGTTCCGATCTCTTCCTTAACACGAGTAGCATTCACAGGAGCGCCGTTACCACGCAAGTCGTTGACAATACGACCAGCAGATTTAATCGTTGCTTCCATGATGTCACCGCTGTCTGAATACCGATAGTACCTGTCAAACCGATGGCGTTCATCACAGCAGTACTAAGACCCGCAGTAGATGCACCAACCGATGCACCTGTTGTAGTCTTGATACCACCGATGATTTTGCCAGACAAGTATTCCGTACCTGCACCAGCATTGATCATTCGTGTGAAAGCATCCTCAAGAGCAGGATCACCCTTCGTCATCTTACGAAGCATGTCGGCAGTGGACTTAGCTTGTTGCAAGAATGCACCAGCCTCTGAAGCTTGCACCTTGAACATCTCAAGGAAGTCAGCGGGTTTAACACCAGCGCGTAGAGCAGCTTGCTGAATGACATCTTCATCTGCCACGTTCAGAGCATCGACAATACCCTGTACAGTTCTAACCTCTTCAAGATTGGGGCGAAGGTCTGGATTGTCAGTGAATAGTTGCTTAGCCACTTTGAAGATGTCATCAACAATTGGCTTCTTCAACACAGCTTCTGTAGTGTCTGTTGGAGGTGACACTTTATCGAGTGTGGCCTCTCTTGTTTCTTGGCGAATCGCTTGTGACTCAAACAAAGGAGCTACAACTTGCCGTTCTTTCTCAGCAAATTTTACTTTGAAGTCTTCAGTGGCTTTGTCTACAGCTTCAGGCTTAGCTGTACCTTTGAGTTCAGCAACACGTTCACTTACT